TTAGCCTGGACGAGACGCAGTACGAGGCGTTCCGCGCGTCCTACGAGTCCGCGCCGACCGTGCCGCTGCTGGCAGTCCACGCCGGAGGGGTCACCAACCCCAACGGCGACACCCCGGAGGACCTGAACGCCGACGAGCGTTCGATCCTCGAGGAGCGGGTGAAGCTCCACCGCTCTGCCGGGATGACCGACGAGCAGATCGCACGAACCCCCAGCGCGCAGCGCCTGGCGGTCATCAACAACTCGACGAAGGAGTAGGCGCACATGCCCGCTTTCAGCAAGGGAGGGACCGCCCGAGCGCCGTTCGGCAAGAACACGTTCCTGCGGTCCACTCAGGATGTCAAGACCGAGAGCTACACCGTCGCCGCCTCGACCGTCACGGCCGAGACGATTGACGGAGTGGCGACCAAGGTCCTTCAGGCTGGCGAGCTTCTCGCCAAGATCACGTCGGGCGCGGACGCTGGCAAGGTCGGTCCGTTCCAGGCCGGTGTCACCGACGGTCGTCAGACCGCCGCGAACATCGTCGGCCTCAACGACACCTTCCTCCCGTGGCAGCTCAACGAGCACGATGTCGAGGTGGCCGCCGTGTACCAGGCGACGGCCGTCCAGGCATGGTGTACCGAGCGCGACGGAGCCGGTGCCCGCATCACCCTGACGAACACCCAGGCGGACGCCTGCCGTGGCGTCAAGGGCCTCCACATCAACTTCAAGTAAGGAGAACTGCCGTGGCCCCGCTGCCCCAGGACCGCCTGGTCCGCAAGGAGGTGTCGCTCGGACTCGTCCGCGAGATCGAGCCGCCCCAGACTCACATCGGCCTCACCATCGCGCCGCTCACGCCGGTCGCGACCGATGAGGTCATCTTCGAGTACGCCAAGGGACTGACCTCCGGGCTGGCCCCCGCGCGTGCCGAGGACGCCGAGAGCGAGCTCGCCCGCAAGGACGACGTGATCTACTCGCAGGGTCGGGCCTCCGTGCTCGACTGGGCGCTGAAGGACCACTACACCGCGTCCGACGTGTCCCGCTACCGCGAGTACCTTCGGATTCAGGAGCAGTTGCAGGCCGGCGACTTCCCGCTGACCATCGGCTCCCAGACCGAGGACTGGCAGGGCAAGCTCGCTCGCGACACCGCCCTCCGTCGCCGCAAGCTCGACAACCGACTCGAGGCGCTCATCATGACGAGCCTCGAGACGGGTGCCCTCGCCTACGACGACGGCAAGATCAAGTTCAGCATCGACTGGGGTCGCCCTGCTGGTCAGCAGGACGAGGCTCCGGCCGGTGGCACCTGGAACTTGACGACCTCCGACCCCATCGGCGCGATCAACGCGATGAACGACACCATGTACGACACCTACGGTGTCCGCATGAACCGTGCCATCGCCTCGCGCAAGGTCATCAACTCGATCCTCAACTCCGACAAGTTCGCGGCCCGCTCCGGCCTCGCGATCCCGTCGGGTGGCTCGGGTGGATCGGCCGCCTCCGGTGGGGTTGACCCCCGCTACCTGATCGACGGCTGGGGGCCGAGTGCGGCTGCCGCTGTCGTCGAGCGGGCGACTGGCGTCACGTTCACCGAGTACGACGCGGTGTACCGCACCCGTACCCTCGGTGGCACGACGATCACCAACACCCGCTTCATGTCCGACAAGAAGATCGTGTTCCTGCCGGACCCGCAGTACCTGGACGACGCGGCGAGCGACCTCAACATCGGCTTCGCCGCCACGCTGTCGAGCCCGCACCCGATGGGCAACTGGCAGTCCGGGTTCTACGAGTGGGAGCGCGAGACGACGGACCCGTGGGGCTACGATGTCGGCACCGGCATCAAGGCGTTCCCGGTGTTCCCGCTGCTCGAGTACTCCTACGTCATGTCGGTGCTCCCGTAAGCACCACCTGACAAGGCATGATGGGGCCGGGCCAAACGGCCCGGCCCCATCATTCTCTCCAGGCAAGACCGACACAGGAACGAGGCTCCAAGATGGCAACTGTCAAGAAGGCCGCCGCAAAGCCGGCCGACGAAGAGGTCCAGGCCGAGGTTGTTCTGGACGAGCCGACCGTCGGGTTCACCACCCTGCCGGTCACGGTCAACCCCGACGGCGAAGTCGCCGGCCCGAGCTCGGTGACTGCGGTCGCGGCCGTCTGATCTGATGGCCTACTCCGAGGTTGGGGACCTGCTGATCGGGGACATGCCGGTCGGCGTTCTCACGAGCAAGCAGAAGTTCGTCGATGACGCCACGAACGAGATCGACTCGTACATCGGCGTCCGCTACGTCACGCCCCTCAGCCTCGCCGACACTGACCCGAGTACCGGCTGGCCGAACGCGATCCCGCGTCACGTCCGCCTCCACATCTCGAGGATCAACAACCATCTCGCCTCCGGCCGTCTGATCCTTGCGGTCGCGGCCGGAGGCGAAGATCAGCAGGTTCAGGCATACGGCCGCTCGCTGATCGAGGAGGCCATCCTGGCGCTCATGGCGATCAGGGACGGCAAGTACGACATCGAGGGCGCGGAGCCGCAGCCGAGCACAGAGGACACTCGTCCGCGTGGCCCCGTCATCGCGCAGGCAGACAGCGAGAGCCTTGTCGAGGGCTTCTACGAGTTCACCACCGGACGCCAGCCTCACCAGTCGCTCCCGAACCGACTCGCTCCCTATGACGTTGATGGCATCTGATGGCTAAGAAGCCTGGCATGTCCGTGAACATGGACATCATCGTCGAGGACGATGAGGTCAACAAGGCGCTGCAGGCCCTCTGGTGGGCGATCAGCGGCGCATCGCTCCGGCGCTTCCATGTGGTCGCCACCAGCCCCTTCTTGCGCCAGCGGGCCAAGGAGCGGTTCAGGAGCGAGGGTGACGCGGCGAGTGGCGCATGGGCCGCGCTGACAGACAGCCGCAACGACATTCGTGAGCACGCCGGCTTCCCAGCCGCACATCCGATCAACAGGGCATCAGGCGAACTCGAGAACTACATCTTGAGCGGCAAGGACGACATCACCTGGGGTCCTGGCTGGGCAGCGTTCTTCCTGCCGCGCAACACGGGTTCTGCTCGCTTGCTCGGTCGCATGACGACTGCTCAAGAGGGGCGCACAGGCGGACACATGCCGATGGGCTGGGGCATGGAAGGCACGAAGCCGAGTCCCAGCGCCACCCCGAAGCGCCCCGTCGTCGCGATGGACATGACTGACACCGCACACCTCATGGCGGCGCTCGAAATCTTCATCGCAGCCGAGGTCGGGAGGGAACTCTAATGCCGCTCGGGTTCCCTGCGAACGCCGTTCAGACCATCGCTGATCGCATCAAGTCAACAGTCGCCGTCAGCGACCTTGATCCCACGGGCAAGGCCGTCTTTGTGCGCCCCTTGCGGCCCACGGACCCGGCCGTCTCCGTGGGCGTATTCGCTCTCGATTGGCGACCAGACCAGTACGAGATCATGGGAAAGCCAAATGGTGACCCAACTCTCGCCACCTACCTGCTCGCGATCCAGTGCCTGGTGAAGCATACTGACGAGCAGGAGGGCCTCACGCTCCATACGGAGACTGCGAAAGCCGTCCGCTCAATGCTTTACCGAGACGCCACGCTTCGAGTAGCCTTGACCTCGCTCACAGAGTCTTCACTCGGGGCGACGGAGCGGGCATTGAAGTGGGGAGTTGGACAGCAAAGGTACGCCAACAACGAGCTCAACGGCACCTTCCTGTTCTTGACCACCACCGAACTGTCCCTACAGACCGAGACGATTTAGGAGGCCACCCGTGGCTGTCACCGCAGAGGACCTCGCCGCCGCTTCGGCAGCGAACGAGGCACTTCGGGCCGAGATCGAGGAGACTCGTGCAGAGCGCGAGCGCCGCGAAAAGGCCGCTGTCAACGAGACGACCCTGGCATCCCTGAAGGCGGAAGAGGCGAGCCTGCAGTCCCAGCTCGCCGCCGCCAAGCAGGAAGTCGAGTCGCTCCCCGCCGTCGGCAACGCCGCAGCCCCCAAGGCCGCCGCTGCCGTCAAGAACGAGAAGGAGTAAGCCGTGGGGTTCTCAAGCCAGTCCGGTCTGCTGGGTGTTCGCACCTACGCTGGCGGTGACACCTGGCCCGCCGACATGGCTACCGAGGCGATGGCGTACCGCCTCAAGGGTGGCACGTTGGAGCCGAACCGCGAACTCCTGGTCGCTGACCCGGAGATCGGCGGAACGCGCGACACGTCAGACGCCATGCTCGGCCCCGTTTCCTGGGCCGGCGACCTCGAGTTCTACGCCCGCCTGAAGCACCTGGGCACCTGGCTGAAGGCCGCGCTGGGTTCGGCCGCCGTCACCACCACGACCGGCGTCTCGACCCACACGATCAAGCAGCTCGACTCGGGGACGATGCCGTACCTCGCCATCGAGGAGCAGGTCGGTGGCGGGTTCGACACCTTCCGCTACACGGATGTCGTCTGCAACAGCCTGCACCTCGAAGCGGAGGCGTCTGGGTTCCTCATGGGAACCGCCAACGTCATCGCTCGCAAGCAGTTGGCTGGACAGACCCCGACCTCCGGCCTCGCCAGCAAGCTCGACGACTCGAGCCTGATCGTCGGCACCAGCATCACCGTCACCTACAACGCGGTGACGCTGCCGGTGAAGTCGTTCAGCCTCGACATCAACAACAACTTCGAGGACGACGACTTCCGCCTCGGGTCGTTCTACATGGGCGACCAGACGCCGAAGGCTCGCGAGGTCACCGCTGGCTTCGCGATCCGCCCGTCGGACAACGCCCTGTGGCGTCAGGCGGTCTACGGCACGAGTGCCGCGACCGCCCCTGGCGGCCAGACCACGAAGCAGTCGCTCGTCATCACCTGTACCTCCTACGACGACATCCCCGCTGGGACGCCGGCCACGAAGTACAGCCTTCAGCTCACGCTCCCCAACTTCGTTCTGCAGCCGTTCGCGGTGTCGCCTTCGGGTGACGACGTGATCGAGTTCGACGTTGAGGGCCGCGCGCTCCGTCCGGCCGTCGGCACGGACCTGCTCACCGCCGTTCTCAAGAACGGCACCCCGGCAATCGCGTAACCCGCTCGTCCCGGTGGCCGCCTGGACCGTGAATCAGGCGGCCACCGGAGCACAACAAGTCCATACTCACTCCCACAATGACCAATGAAAGGTCAAGGGTTCCCATGACTGACACGACCACTCCCGACCCTGCTGCCGTCGCTGCCGCCGAGGCTGACATGCGAGCGCAGGGTATTCCTACTCACGAGCACGTCCAGGCCGACTACTTCGGTTTCGAGGAAGTCAGCCGAGTCACCCTCCCCGATGGCGTTTCCTACGTCGAGCACCGGACGCTCACGGAAGGCCAGCGCCGCAAGTACCTCAACGGCATCAACCGCGATGTCGTGATCCAGAAGGCCACCGGAGACGCCCGCGTCGCGATGCGCCCCGGCGACGAGCGCTACTCCCTGCTGAAGGTGGCCCTGTGTGGCTGGAACCTGCAGCAGAACGGCCAGCCGGTCCTCTTCAACGACCGCAACCTCGAGAAGTTCCTCGAGAGCGCGCCGCCGAAGGTGATCGACGTGATCGACAAGGAAGTTCGCAAGGCGAACGCCTGGCTGATCGAGGACATGAGCGTCGAGGACATCGACAAGGAGATCGCCACCCTGCAGGAGCTTCGTGAGACGAAGTTGGAGGAGGACTCGGGAAACTGATCTTCGTAGAGAAGGTTCGAGCCTGGCTGAATGACCGGCCAGTCGAGAACATTCCAGAGAGCATCAAGCTCTTTGCGCTCTGCGAGGCGATGAAGTGGAATCACCTACCAGTCGCCGGAGGGCTCTACGATCAGCACCCGCGCTTGTTGGAGGAGTTCAGGATCATCTTCTCCGAACGGGCGGAACACGAGGAACGAAAGCGCAGGCAGGACGAGCGCAAGGCTAAGTCGAAGTCAAGGTAGTCTCGGGAAGGGCACAGCGGAGGCCCACAAAGGTAGAGGTCGTGGAGAGTGAACTCGGTCCTCCGCATCCAGGTCCGTGTCAACAGTGGACCTGCTACTGCCGAGATTAAGGCGATTCAGGCTGCGGTCGTTCAGATGACGGCCGCAGTCACAAAGGCAACGATGGCGATGGACGCTGCCTCGAAGCGTGCGGCATCGACCTACAACGGCATGAACACCGCCGCA